TCGGCGCCGTTGATGATGTAGGTGCTATTCTTACAATAGAAATTCTGGCGTCTGGTATTGGATATGAAGAAGGTGAGCATCCTGTTATCAATATGGCAGATTCTGGTTTATTCGACCCCGATTTAGTGGCGTATACTAATGCAGTAGTTCAATTCTCTGCGTCAGCTCAATACACAACTCCAGGTGAATACACGACCCTGAAGTCTGCGGTATCAAACTCATTCAAACTTCAGGATGGTTCTTACTTCCAAGAGTTCAGTTATGTTCTGAAGACGAACGTTCCGTTGACTACTTTTGAATCACCTGTCACTTCACTAGTGCATCCGGCTGGATCGACTATGTTCGCCCAACCGGATATATCGATCGATCTATCGATGGCGACTAATAACCTCGGTTCGATGTTGTATCAGTATTCTAAACCTGCCGGAGTCAACTTCAACAACCCTGAATCCGATTCCGGTCGCAAGTATTTCGATATCATCATCAATACCAAGAACCCGGTTGTATCGTATGTCCATGGAACCCAGAACTATACGAGAATTACTCTGAACATAAATTCTGGTGCTGATAGAACCACCGATTTGAATTTTGAGAAAGGTTGGTATACACTATTCATCAATAAACAACTTGATGTTGTTCCAGTTACATTCGAGAAGTATCAGACGATCAGTTGGGCTAATACATACGGTGCATATAAGAATATCAACGTTTCTTATATCGGACTGAACATAGATTCTGTTATTTCGCTGCCGGATGTAATTACCGAATTGTTCTATACAATATCGTACGACAACATCTATTCATATAACCAGTTCATCAAATTGAGCAACTATTATTCATTATTCATGAATAGAATGTCTACTCAGACGGCGGTCGTTAATTCAACTTCGTTTACGGTTGATACTGAAACGACCGTTAACCTAGAAGATCCGATCGTGGCTAGCACGGGTTACGGTATATTCATCGTTAAATTGTTACAGAATCTTATGTCATCTACGTTCAAGCTTAACCTTGAACTATCGAGAAAGAGTTCTGCGACTATCGATGAAGTAGGACACATGGAATTCGAAGACCTTGTTCCATTCGCTAATTATTACGGGCTATCCACGATTGCATACGATTCACGAATCCAGCTGTTACCGTGATTGGTTAAATAACGACATGTAGTTTGGTAAATACACATAACACAATTCAATTTAAGAGGCGGTGCTTTAAATGGCAGCAATTATCACAGATTCTTTCAGAATCAAAAACGCAAAAGATTTTATCGCTAAAGCTGCGACCGAGAATCTTTATTTGACCTTTGGTCGCTCAAATGCTTGGCCGAACGATACGTTGCCGCCTGATCCGACTACTGCGTTGAAAGAAATTCGCAACGACGTTTGGAGTGACATCATCGGCGCGAAGAAAATCACTTCGACTGATATCGCCCACGTTATTCCTCGTTACGACTGGTCAGCTTCTGAAGCTGCATTCGTTGCATACGATCCGACTGACGCTGCGATGTTTACCAAGAAGTTCTATTGCGTATCGAACGATAACGGGACTTACAAAGTTTACAAATGTATCGTGAAAGGCGGTGGTCTTTCGACTGTTAAGCCGGTTCATACTACCGCTGCTATTCCATCCGCTGATGCCGCTGGTTACCGTTGGAAGTTCATGTATCAGATTCCGGTTGCTGACTACATCAAGTTCGCTACCAACTCGCACGTTCCTATCGGACAGACAGCTTCTAACACTGCTACTGGTGTTGGTGCAGTTCCTTATCCGCCGGGTGGTCATGGCGCAGATAACATCGAAGAACTCGGCGCTTTCTTCTCATCAATCAACGTCCGTCTGGAATACTCAGAAGGTGGCGTAATTCCGGTCACTAATGAATTCCGTAAGATCGCTATCGTTTCGGGTCCGCTCGTATTCAACGGAACAGCCGGTATCACTGATTCAGGTAACCCGGTGGCTGGTACTAACGCGACAGGTACAGTGTACAACTGCACAACTCGATTGACGCTGAACGCCGGTGCAAGTTCTACATGGGCACAAGACGAAACAATTACCGCTACCGGTGGTGCAACCGCCCGTGTTGTTAACTACGATTCAGTGAACAGATACCTGTTCGTCCAGATGATCAGCGGTACCATCGCAGCTACTAACACCTTGACTGGTGGTACTTCTGCTGCTACCGGTGTTGTTGCTGCGGCAGGTGTTTCTAACACCGGTCTACAAACTTACTCCGGTGATACAATCTACTTGGAAAACCGTCAACCGATTCCTCGTTCAGCGGATCAAACGGAGTCGATCACAACTGTTGTAGAATTTTGATCAGATTGAGTTAATTACGATAGTATTAAATAAGGGTATGATCTAACGATTATGCCCTTTTTTTATTATCTGGAGTAAACCCATGAAGCCATATTTCTACATAATTGAACATGTAACCACTGGAAAACGTTACGCCGGCTATAAAGCATCTAATGCTGATAGTGCGCAGTTATTAAACCCATCTCATCGTCGACCATATTATACTTCATCCAAAATCGTCAAATCGAAACTCATGGAAGACGGGCAAGATTCATTTAAGATAATAGAAATCAGAGAATTCGAAACCGGCATTCTAGCTTCAGAATACGAACGCGAGTTTCTTCACTCAATAGATGCAGCCAAAAATGATATGTGGATCAATAAATGGAATGGTGGCGTTTATTCTAACGCAGGTGTTCCACATTCAGCTGAAACGAAATTAAAAATTTCAGAATCCTCTAAAGGCAAAATTATATCAGAAGAACAACGAAAAGCCCAAAGCGAAAAGCTGACCGGTCGAAAGCTATCCGAAGAACATAAAGCTGCTATATCAAAGTCGGTCACCGGTAAAGGCCTCGGAAGAGTTAAACGTCCAGAAGAGATAGAACGCAACAGAATTGCTCATCTAGGAAAAACTCATTCAGAAGAGACTAAAGCGAAGATGTCAGCTTCAAGAAAAGGCAAGAAGATGTCTGACGAAGCAAAGGCAAAGATGTCGGCTTCATCTAAAGGTAAGAAAATGTCAGACGAAGCGAAAGAGAAGAATAGGGCCAATAAAGAGGCGAAGGCGCCGTGGAATTACACGATATGCTCTCCGGATGGAGAAATTCACGAAAACATAATCAATTTGAATAAATTTTGCATTGAACACAATTTGAGGCGCGCGTCTATGCGCAACGGAGCATCCAAAGGATGGATAGTAACATCTAAAGTCGCGAGATAGTCTTGGAAATGAAAAAAGGGACCGAAAGGTCCCTTTTGCTTTTCTACGTTAATCAGTCAATGTTACTCGGAACTGGTAGACGAATAGTGAAAGCTTTATCCTCGTCATCACCATCTTGAACGCTCAGTGCGTGTGAAGGTTTAATCTTAAAGCCGATTGCGGCAACTTTTACCTTTCCGTCCCCAATATTTTCCACTGATCTGTACCAGTAGTAAACTTTTCCGTTAACACGATTAGTAGCTTTACAGAAATGCCAGCCACCTTGACCTTCTTCCTTGTCGGATATCTCAAAGTCACCCCAGTATTCAATATCACAATCATTCACCTTACAGTGAAACAGTGGCAATGAACGCTTAGCATAGTTGAATGGGTTACGAATTGTCCACATGTATTGACTGATGAAACTACGTTCCTTTCCTTTAGAGCGAGCAGAGTGTTTACCACTAGGTTCGCCAAGAGTTCCGTCTTCGTAGTTATTCCACACTTCAAAATCTTATATGGGCTATTTCGGTATTCCCATGTTCCGCTGCTACCTTCCGCGATATACTTGTCAGAGTGCTTAGAGAAAATCTTTTTACCTTGAGGATGAACCTTTTGTTGTTCACTCGTAAGAGCTACGAATATTCCGGTAACGAATGTTGCGACCCAACGCAAATCCAACTTACGATGGCTTTGACGATTTCGCTCTTCGGGATGATATTCCCGTTATGTGTTAATTTAGACATTTTGGCTTATTCCACGATAGGTAGAGAGTCTCTCTTTGCAACGAGAAGACCTAGACGGTACGCAACTAATAGTTCATCCATCACAATTTGAAAATCTGGACCATGCTCAGCTTCAAGTTCAACAAGATGAGTTACCGCCGGGGATTCATCCCCAAAAATTCTACCAGCCGAATACTTATACCCGGCGATAGTTTTTGGTTGCAGCATTGAAGTAACATCCTCAGTTAGTTCGAGGTTATTCGTACTAACTCTGGCGTCAATCAAGCCCTGCAAATATCCTGCGCCTGTGGCTAGCGGTCCGTAGACTGTAAGTAACAAACGCAGATGTTCTTGTAACGTTTCAACTGCATTCATTAACTAACTCCCTTAAAGAATGTATAATCCCTGATCCGCATGCCAACGCGGTTGGCCAGTTTCTCCCAGCCTCTGCGGCGAGTAGCGAAGCAAATCTGCGAGCAACCTTTCTCTTTTGCGATCGTTTCAATTTCCGCAAACGCCGCAAGAATGCCGTCCTCTGGGTCACCCGGACGGATGTAGCCGAGCCAGACGTACATCTGCGACGGGCCGATTACCGGTTGGATGGTGTAGTAGACGAAATAGCCCTTCGGCTCACCGTTTCTGAACCCGACAACCATGTGGACTTTCTGATCCAGCAGCGCGTGGTAAATGTCAGGGGCAAAGGTCAGGAAGCCCTGCCGCTTTGAGATGCGGCGGCAGCCCTCTTCCAACATGAAGAAATATGTTTGGAGTTGATCATGAGTTTCTAATCTTTCAAAATGAATGTTATTTACCAAGTGAACCACCTTTTTGCTCCGTTCGTTGTACCCATTGGATTGTATACTACGCCGTTAATAAAGGTGTACCATGTACCTGCGCCATAAGTCACGGAACCGTCTGTCCATGATGGCAATGCATATGTTCCAATAACTGCAAATGAATCATCAGTTATTTTTATAGTAGTCGATGTCGGTTTAGGCTGCCCGGTTTTAGTTCCAACACATAAGTATCCGTCGACAGTCCAAATGACAGACCCGACGGCAGCCCCAGCAAACTCTCCATCACACGCACCGTAGTTAGATCCGTATGGGGCCGACTTAAATCCGTACGACTGTACGCCGCCGGAGTCAGCTGTGCCACTCCATACCTCAATACGACTACCCGCCCACTTACCGGCTAAATGGTCCATGCCGATGCTATTGCCCGTTGGGCGACCTGCAAGTCCACGAACCTGAGCGTCGTTGAGTGGCAACGCTTGCGTGACGGGGCAACGTAATTGGTCATTTACCGCGCTG